CCACCAGCCAGTGTGTGTAGTCGTAGTCCCCGTAGTAGGCTGGGACACCTGTCTCTGTGGCGTCAGGCCAATACTCACGCAGGTACTCATACTTGCGAAGCAGGACAGGTTGGCGGCTACCAGCCACCACGACATTCATTGAAACTGTTTTGTGCCAACGGGCAGGCTTGTCAATGATGGCTTGAGTGGCCGTCATTGTGCTGGTATTGACTGTCAGGTTACCGAGGAACTTGATTTGGCTGGCAATAATTTGCTCGGCTAGCATAATAAAAAGAGGAATCTTTTCAAGCGTAGCGGCGTCGGTTCGCTCCAAATAAGACTGGATATTTTCAACCAAGGAGTCGTAAGTCATTACCGATGCGGTTGTCATTTGTTCTCCTATCCGACATTGCGCTCAAAGTGCGGGCAATCTACCAGCGACTTGAAATTGCCTCCCCAGCGGTTTTTTGGGTTCAAAGTCTCCCAATATGCACCCAGCGGAGCAAGGGTTTCCTTGTTCCAGATTATCTGCCCATCCTTGAAAAAGTTCAAGTCGATAGCGCACCTTTTGAGGTGTATGGAATTCATGGTCTTAGAGCGGCCAGCCTTAACATGGAGGGCTTGCTGTTCAGGTGTGCGGGCCAACTCACCGCCAGTGACCATAAAACCCTGCTCTGTGGCGTATTTGATGAGGGCGCAGGCATCTAGCAGGAATGCGGCTTGTTCTTGACTTAGGCTCATTCTTTGTCCTTTTTTCGCATCTCCATAACCTTCTCGACGGTGCGACCACCAAAGTAAGCGGTCATAACCAACATACCCCATTGGCCCAGCAGATTGACGTAGGACTCACTTATCTTGTATCCATAACCGTCAAGCAGGGCAAATATCAAATAGGCAGTTAGGAGGTACACCAGAGTGCCGGGGCGCACATTCTTCGACAACCACGAGTCGGAGGACATATCAGCCTGCCAACGCTTGGACACGTTGTCTTCTTGGTTTGCTTGCGCTCTGAGCAACGCCGTCAACTCTTCTTGTTCAATACGAGCCTTTTCGATGCCCAACTCAAGCAGGCGCTCTTCATGGTCGTATTGCAGTTGACGCAACTTGGCAACTTCAGCATCAGAGGGATTGTCGGAAATCTTTACGCCAAGGGCGTCTTCAACAACTTGTTTGCCCTTTGCTTGGATTGCAGAAGACAAAAGGCCCAGACCGTTCTGAGCCAATGTACCAAGGAGGGATGCAACGATTGGAATCATTTTTTCACCATCTTTTCTCGTTCTTCAAGCAACCTGACTTTGACCTGAAGTTCGTTGATATGCAACATCAGGTTTTCTTTCATTATGGCTCGGCGCTCGGCGGAAATTGGGCTGTCTGTGGGGACACCCTCTTTGGTTATCAATGCAGGCATAGCGCCCTCAATTCGAGTCAGCCGTGTGGAGAAGTCGTTGACTTGACCCAAGAGCCAAGCAAGGGACGCCACGATGATGGGTATGACCGCCTTGAGAACATCTGCCCAATTCATAAGCCAAGCACCTTCTTAATGAGTTCGCCAGCCACACCGGGGCCAAACAGAACGCAAACAATCACGCCATACAAGAGGTACTCAATCCTGTTCATGCGCTTTGAACCATCATCAAAGCGACCCTGAATGCTCTCATAACGCTGGGCGCAGATGGCTTCGTGGACACTCAATCGCTTGTCAGTGTCATTTGCCAATTCGTGAACATCCGCCATCTCATTCGTCTTTCGGCTCTGCCTCTTGAGGCTTTGCGGCTTCCTGAATGGCTTGAATCAAATGAAACACCTCCTGATAGGGACGAGTTCCAAGATAGCCAAGGACTTGATTGATTGCTTCAACTGGTAGTTCAATTTTCATTTTTATTCCTTACGGCTGAGTAGGCCAGTCAATTGTCCAAGGGAAGCCTGCTTGAGTCGTGATGTCACGCAGTGCTTGACGATGGGTAGCCCATGCCGCTTTGTCAGCGGTGCTGTCGGCAATTTGTGTCCAGTCGCTGTCTTTGAGCAGTTGGGTACGCTGGTTGCGTACACTTGCCGCCCGTTCTGCGTCTTTCATTGCCTTGTATGCAGTTTCCTGCTCGGCGGCTGTTTGGGCAGGCTGACCTTCTGATGCGGCGCGGTCTGTGAACACTGGGCCAAGGATGTACTTGGTGTACCACTTGCCACCAATCTCCTGCACGCCTTGGCGCATAGAGAATTGATAGACAGTGCCGCCAGAGGCTTGTGGGCCTTCAAAGACTACATCGTAACCACGGTCTGTGATATACTCTTCGCTCAACACAGGGATTGTGCGTGCGCCTTCTTTGGCAAACAGTTCGCGGAACTCATGTACCGTAATAACTGCGCCAGTAGTTCTGTTTCTTACTTCCATGATTTTTCCTTATGCAATTGCCAAAAAGATGAATGTGCCACCGTTGGCATTGATTGCCGATGGCGCTGTAGATGAAATTTCAAAACCTGATGCGGCAGTATCCACATAGTCTGTATTAGTGACTTCAGCGGCACTAGAATTTACCAAAAGGTATGGGTCGTTACCCGCCACAATTCCTCTTACCGAATCCCAGATGTACCAATCGCCTGTGCTGTCTGTTCGCCTAATCATAATAAAGCGACTGCCTGCCGTAAATCCGCAGTTGATTACTTGTGTTGTGCCTGTACCCGTGTAACTTCCAACCTTACTTACCCCGGGGCAGGTTGCAAACAAGTACGTCACATAAGCACCAGAACCGCTTGGAAACGACCCAACAGTAAATTGAGTTGAGGTTGGTGATGTGTTATTCCAAAACACAGCGGATGTACTTGGCGTGCCAACACCATCTAAATAAATTGCCTTTGTATTGCCCAAATCAGAATGATAGACATAGAAGTTTGTGCTTCCATCTCTATATTTAACAATCATCATTTCAGGCGTGACTGTCAAATTGTGGTTAATCACTTGAGGGGAAGAACCCGAACCGCTGTAACAGACCGTATCAAAAAACCCCGGTGCGCGGCTCATTACCCAGTTTACATACCCAGAAGTAAATCCGTTTATACCAGCGTAATTACTGTCTACACCTAATGTGTAGGTTAAATTATTAAACGCAGTTACTGAAAACCGATTGCTATTTGCCACATCATAAACTTCGCCGCTTGTGCCATTATTAATAAGAAAAGTATTTGCGCCGCGCAATCTGTCGTAGAAAAATGCTGGATAGCCTGTTGCCCCTGCTCGGTTCATACTCCAAATAGAATCTGGCAAATTAGTTGTTGTGACTGTTGCAACACTCGTAGTGCCATTTCTTGCAATAGGCGTAAACACCTTAGTTGCATCAGTGGGCACAGCCATCGGGCCACGGCGAATGGCTATGTAAAGATAAGTATTGCCAGAAGCGTTTGTGTTGGAACTTAAACTCTCCAACTTAAACCCTGTTGGCGTTGGCGCAAAAAACGGGTCGCCATTGTTGTCTGCATCACTTGTATTTGGTCTTAATCTCCAATCAAAACCGTTTCCTGCGCTACTGGCAACTGGCATACCGCGAATAATATCAACAATCCACCAATCTGCCGCGCTTGTTGTGTTTTTAACCAAAATCCATTGTGGTTCATACCCAAGAGTCACAGTTGGGCCATTGGTTGAGCCATTACCAACATAAGACCCACAAGTAATAACATTTTCTGCACCAGATGCGCCAAAGCCCCCGGCGTTGCTTGCAAACAAATAAGCCACATATGTTTGTCCAAGACCACCATCACCACTACCGCCACCAGTTGTAAAAGTTGTTGATGTAGGTGAAATTGAAATACCTGAGTCAAATTTAGCATCTGTTTTATTCAGGATTAAAACATCGTTAGAACCATCAATAACCGTAGTCCTTACAATCCAATCAGTCGTTGCACTTGTACACTTTATCATGATGACCGCAGGGACTGAACCAAGGTTATGTGGAACAAGCGTATCAATATTACCCGTTCCAGTATACGTCACAATATCAAAAAACTTTGGCTGTTCGCGAAATGTCCATGAAGCGTAGGTAACAGTATTTAAATTTTGAGCGCCAAGACCAAAACTTGCATCAAGCGTAAAGCCGCTGGCTGTAAAACCAGTCAATGTGTCTGTAGTTCCCGCGCTAGTTGTATTTGATTGCAATTGTTTAGATGAACCAACACCTCTTACTGTGTCACTTAAAGCATGGCTTTGACCGCTTGACCTATCTTTTAACCAAACCATTCCACCATTGGTAGACAAGTTAATGCCGTTGGTAATTGTTTGCGTTGAGCCATTACCCGTGTACAGGTAGGTGCTGAAGAGATTTTCAATAAACGAGTCTGGGCTTGCATTCCCCTGCGTAGGCCACAACCCTTGCTGCTTGTAAGCCGCCTGCTGAGACAGGTTCCACAAGCCAGTTGCAGAACTGTTTGCATACGGCCCAGAAGGTGTTGGGGGGCTTTTGGTTATAAATCCACCGGGGTACTGTTCAGACATTGGTCACCTCAATCCAAGATGTTGTAGCCTCATCCCATGTGTAACGCTTGTCGTCAGTAGGCATGGGTGTAGGAGCGTCCCACAAGCAAGTTGTTTCGTTTATTGTCCAAGAGGCAAATGGCTGTGGAGGAATAAATGCATCACGCTGGGCGTCGTAGGCGTAGCCAATCCCTGCGTAGTTTTTACGCAAAGGGCGACCTTCTGGGTGCTGACCACCATGCGTGTTGTACGAGGTTTGAACCCAGCCTGTACCAAACATACCAGAGTCGATTACATCTTGTTCAGCAACAATAACTTGTATAACGATGCCGTTTTCTACTTGTGCAAAATGTGCCATTTTTGTTCCTCAGAATGTGATTGAACCAGAAGAGGTGAATGTGTAAATAATCTTGCCGCCGCTAGATGTTACGGTAGGGGAGCCTGTAGTTAACAATGCGGCTCGTGTTGCGCTGATGATCACAACACCAGAACCACCATAGCCATTTGCGCCACCGCCACCACCTGTATTTGCAGTTCCAGCGCCGCCGCCACCTGCGGCAACGAAGCCGTTGCCTACACCGCCGCCGCCTAATCCTGCCACACCTCCATTGGTGCTTCCTGCGGCTCCACGCCACACATCACCCGAGCCACCACCTGCGTAGTATGTTGATGCGCCAGTGATTGAATAAGCCAAGCCATTGCCGCCAGCACCGCCTCGAACCGTTGTTCCGTTGCCGCCAGCGACGCCAGCACCACCACCGCCACCAGCGCCGTAGTTTGGATTTAATTCACAAATACCGCCAGCATTACCTTGACCTGCTGTACCTGCTGTAGACGCCGCTCCATAAGTTGAACCACCAGCAGAACCGCCAGAACCGCCAGTTATGTAATCGGCGTAACCGCCACCGCCACCGCCAATTGCTGTATAAACATCAAAAACAGAATTGCCTCCAGTTGAAGCCGCCCCTGAACTCCTCACTGTGGGAGAGCCGGCACCAACAGTGACTGTGTAGGTTGTACCGTTTACGGGCGTTATCGCAGAACCATTTGGCGTTTTGGGTGTTTCGGCTCCGTAATAAAGCAACCCACCAGCACCACCACCAGCAGTTCGACCATCATTAGCGGCTGAACTTCCACCACCGCCACCACCGGCTACAATCAATAGTTCAATGGTGGCAGGTGGCAAATCCCAAGTACCAGCCGCAATCGCTTGCATCTGCTGTCTTGATGTCCAAATACCAGAATAATTAGGCATATCTAATCCTTAGAAGGTAATTGAACCAGAAGAAGTCCAGCGATAAATGCGGAAGCCACCAGTAGTTGTGATTGTCGGTGAACCTGTGGTCGCGGAAGCAAGGGGAAATGCGTCTGAATAGCGAATAATTACAACACCTGAACCACCAGCGCCAGCCAAGGATGTTGTATTTGGTAAACCTAAACCGCCACCACCACCGCCAGTGTTTGCTGTTCCATTTCCTGCGTTCACTGCGCCAGATGTTCCAGCGCCACCACCGCCAGCACCGCCAGCGCCTCCTGTGCCTGTTCCACTTTGCCCAGCGGCTCCGCCTCCACCGCCAGCATAGGTTACAGATGAACCGCTGTACGAAGACGCGGTACCAGCACCGCCAGCACCACCTTGCCCCGCAGTTCCCGTTACGCCAACTGCGCTTGCTCCACCACCACCGCCACCGCCTTCTGGAGAAGAGGCGTCAAAACATTCCCCTCCATTAAAGCCCTGTCCGGCGATGCCTGTGCCACTTGTAAATCCACCAAGATTACTACCCGCACCACCCCCAGAGCCTCCATTACCAGCAGAGGGGCCAACAAATTGACCGCCAGCACCAAACCCGCCACCAGTTGAAGTAATTGAACTAAAAACAGAATTAGACCCGTTTGTTTGAGAGGTATAAGGCGCTGGCCCACCACCAGCCGCGCCACCAGCACCAACGGTGACCGTAATGGCGGAACCAGCAGAAACTGCAAAACTCGTAGCAGTTCTAAAGCCTCCAGCGCCACCACCACCAGCCGCTCTGTTTGCGCCACCGCCACCACCACCAGCAACAACAAGATAGTCAACGGTTGATGTAACTACTGGCACTGAAGGGGTCACACTATTGCTTGCCGCGCTTAAAGGGCCTGTGCCAAAAGCATTTGTCGCGGCTACAGTTACGGTGTATGTATTCCCGTTTGTCAGACCAGTCACAACAATTGGTGACGATGCGCCCGTGTTTGTAAACACAGCGCCACTTGAAGAGTCTTTGGCAACAGCAATGTACGAAGTGATTGCGCCACCACCAACATTAGAGGGCGCTGTAAATGTGACAGATACTTGAGCGTTTCCAGCCGTGGCTGTGCCAATCGTAGGCGCGTCAGGCACCTTCAATGGAAAGTATGAGGCTGTTAAAAACCCCGCTTGATAGCGCATCGACATAAGTCGCTCCTATCAGGATGTGATTGCTTCGTAAGACGATGTCAGTTCAATTGCGTTACCAGTGCCTACAGTCACCACAATGGATTGAGCCTCACCAACATAAATGCTGGTGGTCTTATCAATAATGATGAGTGATGCGTTTGCTGGAACGCTGATCTGGTAGGCAATGTCGTAAGCCGTACCGCCACCACTGACCGCACTGTTGATTGACACTGTTACCGCAACAGCAGAGCCAGTCACATTAGAGGCAACAATGTTGTTGACCTTATTGACTGTTCCTACAGCGGGGGTCAGTGCAGTCCAGACGGTTGCGCTTGTCGTGCTAGGAATTAAATATGTCGTGTTACCGTAGATTGAGGTTACATTGACTATGTTTGGGTTTGCCATTTATCGCTCCTTAGAATCCAAAAATCATCGCCATAGCGATGGACTTACCAGTGCCGATGCCACCAAGCGCAGAAAGCGCCGCAGAGGCAGAAGTTTGACC